TATCTTTGCTCCGCTTGGAAAGTTCCAAAGTTTTTCAACTTCTTTAAACTTCGCACCCGGAAATGCTCTAGGATAAAGTTCTCTACTCTTATCAATCAACTCTCTTAATTCAGGCATTGATCTTCTAAGTATTAAAGCTCTGTGCGCTTTTACATGACAATAGCGTAGAGGATCTATTAACATGGCGAAACTTTTTCCACCACCTGCAGCACCTCCGTAGAGAACATCCTTTTCACCTGCTGCTAAGAAATCTGTTTGTGGACCTTCATTTGGTATGAAAGCCACCTTAGATCCTGTCTCTTCTAAATGTTCTTCTATTTTATCGACAGACTGAACATTAGATTCTTTTTTCTTGAGATTGTGTTCTGCGTTTGCTAATCTCTTTTTTAAAGTCTTTATACGATCTTTAGGCTTTGTCTTGGACCGTGTTAATTTTGTCATTTCTATTTTCTTATAGTATAGAGGTATATTTAACTTTTGTCAAGTAAAGAATTAGATTTTTTATATTTCTTATCTACTAATTTTTTTAAACCCATACGAGACATAGTGCGTTCAGTCTCTGCTTCTAACCAATCTACACCTACTCCTAGACTAATTTCATTGCGGTTTACGGCTGTGACAACCTCATCTAACACCTCTATTTCATTAGGTATTGGCTTTAAATAACCCTTTACATTTGGATCTATTTCGTATCCAAAAGGTATCGTTGAGCTTCTCTTCCTTATATATCCTTCAGGTATTAGATTCATTTTTCTTTGTCTTTTCTTTTTTTAATTTACTGTCTTTTTCATTTTCTTTATTTATATATGTTTGATTTACTCTAATTCCCGGAGCAATATTAATACATATATCTTTTTCTTTACTTAGTTCCCATTCTTTTTTTCGCCAAATCTTTGTCACTTTCTACCACTTTACTTTGTTTGCCCAATACGCTGCAGACATCTTACCTTTTTTAATGTTCTTAGCGTGACGAGCTTTAAAAGATCTAGAACGTGCTGTGTTTGTTCTGTCACCAGTCTTTCCTTGCTGTCCAAATCTTATTAATTTTATTTTGTCGCCTTCTTTAGCAACAACAACATGTGACTTTTTAGGATGTTTTGGAGTTCTTTTAGGTTTATTATAACCGCTTACTCCTGCTCTCGTTAGTCTTGAATCTTTTTTCTTAGGCATCTTTGTTTCTCCATACCAGTTTAATTCCTCTGCGTTCTAGTTCTTTTAAGACTTTATGCTTTTTCTTAGAAGTAGAGTTGCTTCCGTTTAAGTAATCTATTAATTCTTTCTTGGGCATTGCTTTCATATAATAACGTGCTGTTGTGACTTTACCTGTATGCCTATTATATTTCTTTTCGTTCGGTTTAAATTTGGTTGGCGGCATCAGTCAAAACAAATACAAGGTCTTCTACCACAAGAATCACAATGTTCAATCTTAGTTATCTTTCTTTCGTTTGTTTGTTGTTGTACTTTACGCATTGTAGGTTCTAGAGCATTACAGAATATAAAAGGAAAGATAGCGTGGGTAGTCATACAACCTATGAGTCTTATAAACTTATAGATTATTTTAAAAGCATAAGCCATATGCTCAAAGTAAGTCTCGTCAACTTCTTGTAGATGTTTCCAGTTCATCATTATATTTATTCTTTAACCATCCTGTGTATGTGTTGTAGTACTCTTCGAATGTTTCAAAAGGTCTTTGTCCGTGTTCTAATCTTTCGTGACAATTAGAATCGTATAGTCTCATACAATAACTTAAGAACTCTTCGCTATTCTTCTGTTGTTGTGACATCAACCACCTCTGCGTCTATCATTCTTTTTTCGGGAAGCAAGAAGATGCCTCCACCCCCACTATGAGTTATGTCTAGTCTTTCGGACTTAACAACACCCACTCGATCTAATACGGATTGCGCTGCTTGCAGTTTATTTCCTGCTTGCGGTATAGGACGATCTGAATCCATAATCTCAAGGAGCTTAAAAGCTGCTTTCGGAGCAGATTGCGCTAGTATTTGTTGAGTGATATCGAGTACTTCTTCCTTTAAAGTTTTTAAAAGATGATAGTGAGAGCTTTTATAACCTGCTATCTTAGCGGCTTGTGCGGCATCTCCTTTAGTTTCAACCAAACAATCGAGGAATAACAGTTGTTTCTCTGTTAGTTTCCTTTCAGTCTTTTGATTGATGTTGGCTAATTGACTCATTACATCTAGTATACACTCATTTGCAGGTTTGTCAAGGGATAAATTAAAATAAATAACACTTGACAAAATGCATATCTGAGTATATAATAACTTTAGGTGCCAATCGGTCAACCCCTATATCCACCCCCCCTCTATACTAGTAGTTCTACGCAACTCACTAGCGGTAAGCTTGTATGTTTGTTAAGCGCTTTAAAGCTTTTAATAGCGCCTTAAGTGGTTGACAGTTATATCCTTAAATTTAGTATGAGTATTACATATATACCGGTGTACCCCCTATGGTCTACTGCCCTCCCCACACTTTACAGGACTTGTAGGACACATATTATTATTCACTAGCTTACAAGTCCTGTAAAGTGTTATAACTTCAAGAAGTTATTGGTGTCTCGCTTAAGAAACCTGCATAGTTTTTTAACTTTATAAACTTTGTAAACTTTATAGCTTGATAAATTTGTTAGCAAGTTTACAAATGTCTGAGTTTTATAAAGTTAATAAACTATAACCAAAGACTATAAAGCGTAGCAACTTCTTTTAAAATACTTGGTTATTATAAGAAACAATATAAAAGACTACAAAGATTTTAACATCTCAATGTGCGTATGAAGGCAAGAACAAAACAAACCCTTCATATAAAATCTTTGTAGTCTTTTTAATTCTATATTGTTTCTTCGTACCTTTATATTAGTATCAAGTATTTTAATAGCGAAGGCTACTCGAAAAAAGAATGTTACGATGTAAAATGGTCGTTCGTTAAAGTCAACATAAAAATCAAAACCCATAAAGACTTCCTGAAGATGAGAAAGCTTTACAGCTTTCCATTGATTAGGAAGTACAGGTTTTGTCCTTTCAGGAATAAAGATTAGAAATTTATTTTTATGCTTAAGCATATAAAAAATTGATAATCTTTATATTTTTATGTATCATGCTGAAACAGCATTTGACTTTAACGAGCCTAAGAAATTCTAAAGGCTTCGTACTATTTCTGTTAGCGTTATTCCCGCTACAAATAATTTAAAAAGAATACCCCAAAGGCAGTAATTTTTAAAATCATTGTGCGGTTCTAACAGAAAAAGGACGAGAATTTCTTACATTTTGCTAGAGGTAGATGAATTTATAATTTAATTATTTAGGAGTTTGAGTATGAGAATAAAAATAAAACGAGTGGCGAAGGAGCATGGGGTGGCTAAAGCTTTCATCGTCCAAATAGATAATAGAAAGTTTCCAAGAGAACATGGCGGTTGGTATTTTTGTCCTACTAAGGAGAATGCTATAGAAATGGCTTTGTTTGATTGGAAACTTTTAAGAAACTTTATCGGAGAACACAATGAAAAATATTAGAATCCATTTAGTATTTGCAGACGATGAAGTCTTTGAATTTGATACCTTTGATAGTGCATTACAATATCTAGAGTTGATTCATGAAAATAAGCCACCTCAAGAGAACTGTGATCTATACGGTATCTCAATTTTATCAAACCTTGTAATGAGTGGACTGCCTGCTCATGAACAAGCTATATTAATTAGGCAGTTCGAACGATGTATTTCGTTTGATAAAATAGGAGTGTAAAATGAGTTCACAACACGAACAGATAGTGAAGCGAGGCGGTAAAGAGCCGACAGATCTACAATGTAGGTATTTAATTAATTTGTATAAAGAATTGATTAAAAAATCTATAATGAAGAAACATACGGCTCTTCAAGCGGCTAAGACTAAAGACTATCCGCATTTTGTATTATCGAATACTAAAAATAACTTAGGCACATTTGCTTTACATTATATGAACACTTTTAGTGTTGCTAATAATATAAATCAAGCAAAAGTAAGTGAGATAATACATAACGCTGCGAACGAGGATAAGTTCGATAAGACTTGGATTAAACCTTTTTTGGATTCTGCTAATTCCTACAAAAAAGTAGTTAAGTAAGTCTTTAAACCCTAATAACTAGATTATCTTGAGACATTTCTCCAAACTGAAAGCACAGAAATAGATCTCATATAGTTTAGTTATTAGGGTTTTTTTTATGTTTCTGTTTATTTAAGAGCGCTCGACACCAACAACTTCTTGAAGTTATAAAAAATTCGTGGAAAGAATTTTTAAGAGGGCAAGACCATAGGGGATACACCTATTTTATTTTTGCTTTTTAATAATTTTGCAAAAATTATATAAAAGATAAAATGCGCCTCTTATTGAGGGCATAAAATAAAGAGCAAAACTCTTCTTATTGTTGGCATAAATAAAGTTATCTACAGTTTATACAGAGTTATTAAGAAGTTATCCACAGATATAAGAGAGTTATCCACAGGTAATTAACACAAACTATTATAAATTAGTATATAAAAGATAATATAAATTAGGCTTGACAAAGGAAAAAAAATGTTGCAAGATTGTAAAGCGTTCCAACAACGGAACAATATATAATTTATTTAATAAGGAGAATATAACTATGGACATCAACAACTTAGAAGAATTTTTAATTGATCAAGAAGTAAATACAACAGATGAATTAATTAATTTAGATCCCGATCCTACAATAAAATGTCATGGTTGTAATGAAGAAGCATACTACTACAGTCCGACCACTTATATATGTATAGATTGTGATATTATAATAACAATATAGATTGGGGTTGACACCGAGACAAAAGTGTGATACAATTTATGGGTTCTTTTCAGCGCCACAATAAAAGGAGAAAGCTGTGCATAAAAATAAAATTAAATGTCGATCAATACATGAAGCCAAGAAACTTATTAAAGACAAAGGCTTCCGCTATATAGGAAATGATAACTATAAAGAATGTAAAATAATGTACTACAAGAAGGGAAGGGTGTCTTTAATTCTTACATCAGAACCACATAGCTTTATAGAGAAAGATAGTATGCAGATAGGTACTAATTGGTTTGTCCAAGAGTTTATTGGAACAAAATAGATTGGGGTTGACACCGAGCCAAAAGTGTGAGACAATAATGGGGTTCTTTCGGCACAAAGGCAAAAAGAATTAAAAGTTTTCATATTACTCCTATGAAAAAGGTTGAGATAGATGTGTTCTATCGGGTAAGGGTGGGCAAAAAATTTCGAATAGGCTAAAGAGCAGTTGCCTTTATTATATTGCTCAAAATTGGAGATTGTAATGAGTAGAATAACTTATACAAAGAAAGGGAACAGTAGAGATACTGTAGAATTAACTAAACCAATCGCTTCCGCACCATTGTTTGTTAGAACATTGTGGGCAATCGGAAATACAGTTGGTTTTAATCAAATCAAGCGCAATGCTAAAAAGAGCAGAGGTTATAGTATCAACAAAGGTACTACTTACACCGCTTTTAACTTTGGCAGATGGGTTGCTTATAGACGAAATGATAATCCACTCAGAGACATATGGTATAAAAGAACCAATGTCGAAGGTGAATATCAAATCACACCTGTAAGTCATACTAATACTACAATGCAGATGATTCGTATTCCTGCAAGGTTGGTGTAATATGCCACAGCTTAGAAAATTTGAAATAGATTCAATCGTTGATGCTATTTGTACTAAAATAACTAGTGGTTCAGAAGATACGAAAGCTATTCTATATGAAACAATAGAATATAAAAGTATTGATTCTGATGTTCAACGAGCTATAATCTTGAAAGATAAAGTTGATGAAGCGCAAAATCTTTTAGATGATCTTACTAGAGAGATTTATAATAGTATAGAATCTTTTAATAAAGAAATATGCAGTAAGGCTTTTCAATTAGAGCAATTTAATTCTTATAGCTATAAAACGAGTCGCACAACTATGCCTACTATTAATCTTAATCTTCAAGGTTATCACTCAGTCTATGAAGATGTCTTTAGTAAAGTAGCTTTTGCTTTACTACCTAAAGATGCTACAGAGAATCTTGAACAAATCAAAACAGATATAGCTTCTGAATATTTAGAAAACAGCTAAACAATAATAGTAAGGGTTTGGTAAGAAAAGGAAGCCAACATAAATTCATTCCTGCCACTCTACCCATGAGGTGCTAAACGAGTTATAAACAGTTCCTTACAAGCGCACAGACTTTGCTAGTAATTTAAGCTGTGGGTAAACAAATCAAACTAG